CCGCAATCGTTCGCGCGCATATGGTCGATGAATGCTGCAATTTGGTCTGTCATGGTGTTTCCTTTGGTGGGTTGTATTGAAAATGAGTGCTTGATGGGTATGCCCTGACGCATTCATGATGTTGGGTAAGCCATTTGACTGATCGCGGTAACTGAGGCCATTTTTTACGCTGGACGTAGCTGGCCCTTTCAAACACACCCGCATTAGGCTTCACTTCCTTGCCGCATTTATAGCATGTTCCTGCGTATTTGTTGGTCATGGTGTTTCCTTTGGGTTCCCGGTTGAAACGCTAAATCATGGTGCGTTGCTTGGTTTTTGTACGGGCGGAAATACGCGGTTGCAAGGAAAAAATGAGGGCCGGTTAGCGATCTGGGTTATATAGTTCGCTGGCGTGTGCAATGATTTCAATGGCTTAGGGGGCATATAACCCATAACCGTTCTGCGAGGATACACCCCTATATACCACAGAGGGTGGGAGAGGGGGTCAGGAAGGGCGGGCTGATCTATACGACCCCTCTTTACTTTACTTTTAGTTATAAAGAGAGAGAAGAGAGGGGAAGCCCCTTGTTTCATTGACGATTTGGACCTAACCCAGAACTAACTTGGGCGGTTATGTCGGTTTTGCGGGTTATGGGGCGATTTAGTGTTGACGTTGATTTATATAATCGTTTAGATTGAAGCAACGAAACCAAAAAGGACCATGACCATGCAGATCGACAAAAACGTACCAATGCCAGATCAAAGGCCGCGCAAGTCTCGTCAACGTGGCGATGCCCCTTCACGGTCATATCTTTGGGTTGAAATGGACATTGGTGACAGCGCATTCTTTGACGATGAACCAAAGGCAACCCAAGCCAATCCTGCAATCGCTGCAAACGTCTGGGGCCGCACAAACAACGCCAAGTTTTCCGCCCGCAAAGAAGGCAACGGCGTCCGCATCTGGCGCGTCGCTTGAATTTAACACAACGGAGGATATGACCATGACACAACTGACACCCGAAGAGGAAGATCGCCGAATGGCGGAATGGGAAGCAAGGGATAACGCACGCTGGCAGGAAAAAGCAGACAATGCCGCAGCCCTAAACGCAGCCGGGGGACTTGCCACCAACATGACCCTGCGCGATCACTTTGCGGGGGAGGCTTTGGTATCTCGCGCCTTGGACCAAAGCCTAAGTGGAATGCAAATGGCGATTGAGTCGTATCACATAGCCGACGCAATGCTTGAGGCACGCAAGACGACAACCAAACACACGTCAGGCGATGTTAATCAAATGCGTTCTGCGCTCAAGGCTTTGTTTGATAGCTACAAGGCAATCGCGGATAGTGGCGATTGTGGCTATTGGAGCATAGAAGACACGCCAGAGGGCAAGCAGGCAATGGCAGCCTTGGGAATGACGACAGGGAAGGGCGAGGCATGAGTAAGAGCACTCTATACGCTGGGGGATTTGTAAATTTGTTTATGGCTTTCATGATTGATAATGGGCTGGGGGATAATCACTCCGAAGTGTCTATACAAAGCATGTTTATTGCTGGCGTAATTCTTGTATCTGCTGGCGCTATCGTCGGCGCAATCCAATCAACGGAGACAAAACCATGACACAACCAACCATCACAAACCTGCTCGCAAAACTCGACGCAATGCGAGGCCAGAAACCAATCACCAAGAATCGCCGGGGCACACGACGCGCAAACGACTTTGCAATCTGGCGCGCAGGTTCATCCGTTAACTGGGAATGCACATCGCAGGAAATTGCGAATGATACCCGCATATCATCCAGCAACGTTTTAAATACATGCAAGAGACGTGGATGGAAACTGGTTCACAATAGCCTTGGGGGGTACGAAAACAGGCACGGAATTGACACCATCATAGCACACCCTCGCATGATGTCAGGCGGTGCAACATGAACGCGCATGTCAATCCCTTAAGCAGCGACAGGGCACTTACCGCCGCAATGTTTCCCAAAACTATCGCAAACGCGTTCGACAATCGACTAAACGCCAAGCTAATCGAAGCGCTTATCGGGGCCGAAATCCTGAAGAACGTTCGCGGGGAAGTCGAGCCCAAGTCAGGGGAAACAAAGCGCGCCATTATGTCAAACGCAATGAAACCGCGCAGGCAGCGAATGTTTGACTTTATCAAGAGCAATGGCCGGTCAACATCTGTTGAAGTTGCGCAACTTACAGGCGACGAATCCACAAACGTTCATGCCGACCTCAATTCGATGGTCCTTGATGGCAGGCTGTGCAAGGAACCCGGCATATCAAAGCGAAAACGCCGGTGCACTTATTTCTGGGTAAATCCTAAGTGGTCTGCGCCCGATTACAAACAGGACGAGTTCGCATGGATGGACACCTGGAAACCTACACCGATGGAGGGTAAATAGATGCTTGACAGGGCAAAAGATTTTGTTGGCAAATGCTCTATTTCAATAGAGGTAAGGTGGGTTGAGATCCTTGCCATACCCATGCCATATTTTGTTTGGGTCAAGATAAGCCCTGAATACAAAGCAATATTGATAATTGGCATGCTGATTTTCATTGCTGCCACATGGGGCACCAACGGAGGGCCAACCACATGACCGACGACCACACACACCGAGGCGACGACGTGCATTCTGTTGAGGCGGCTATGCGGGAGGCCAATGGGGGCGAGGTTGAGCGGTTGCGGTCTTTGTTGGGGCGATATGCTGACCACGTAGGCGACGAGGAGGGGACCGACTTTCTGGGTCATGTTGTCATCGACGGCTTTAGCCCGATCACTCAGGCGGAGGCTCTTGAAATCCGTTCTTATTGCCCAAGCAATAAACCTACACCAAAGAAGGGCGAATAGATGTGGCTTACATTAGCGATGGCAAACTTAGCGGCATCAAGCATTTCCGTGTACTCAGGAAATTATGGATACTCAGTGTTTGCCTTTGGTTTATTCTTGATGTGCCTAAGGGAGGGCGAATAGATGTGCTGGGTAATTTACTGCATGATGGGATTGGGTTATGCCCTTGCCGTCAACATTCGTGAGCCAAGCAGATTTTCTTGGGTGGCCATAGGTTCTGGTGTGCTGTTCCCATTTTTGTTGGGGTTCGCATTAGCAGACTGGTTTTACATTGTTTCAAAAAAAACGGAGGGCAAGCTATGACCGACGATCACACATACCGAGGCGACGACGTGCATAGCGTTGAGGCGGCGATGGATGACGATTGGGATGACGAGCCTTGCCCCGACCATTGCGAAGACAAGGTGCCTCTTGGCGGATATTATCATTGCCACGTTTGCGACCGTGAGTGGCTGGACGTAGATGACGAACATGACGAGCTACCCGCAGCGCCAACGGAGGGCGAATAGGATGGGGCTTGATATAATTGCTATTTTCTTTTTGATGGTTTCGGCTTGGGCTGCGCATAGGGGCGATTATGGTTGGTCTGTGTGGTTCTTTGGCGTGTTCTTGATGTTCCTAACTCCCCCTTGACCCCGCACCCATAACCAGCGCATAGTGGGGGTGGGTTCGTCATGGGACCCTCCTTTGTTGGAGATTGGCCCGCGTGTTCCTCCCGAGGCGCGGGCCATGACAAAGCCGCTTTGATGTGGTGTGATACAACCAATGAATGACATGCTGATCACCTGTGGCTAGTTGGGTGCCAGTATCACACCTCATGAGCGCGGTGGTCTTGTTATCAGGATTGCACCCTTATGGGAGTCGCATGCCCGCGCTCACACCAAGGCACTAGAACACGATCCCCTTTTGTGATAGAAGGCAAACCATGACCGATAAGAAAACCCCAGAAACCATTGATGAAATACTTGGCCGCGTTGCCGAGGGCGAAAGCATCGTTAAAATATGCGGGAAAGATCGCAGTGACTTAACGCCATCAACCGCAGCTTGGTATAAATGGCTTGACGGTGACAAGGACCTTGTTGATAGATATGCGCGCGCGTGCGAGGCAAGGGCAGAGTATCTGTTTGAGCAAATACTAGACATATCTGACGACGGCACCAACGACACGATCAGCACGGAAGACGGCGATCGCCTTAACGCAGAGCATATCCAGCGGTCGCGCCTTCGCGTTGATAGCCGCAAGTGGATGCTGGCCAGATTGCAGCCCAAGAAGTATGGCGACAGGATCGAGCAGAATCACACGTCTGATGACCGCAGCATGTCGCCCGTTGCGGTTTATCAATTGCCAGACAATGGCAGAACCGAAGACGTTTAGGCCCCAAGAGGGCCCGCAGGAAAACTTCATATCTTCATCCGCTGATATTGCCATATATGGCGGGGCAGCGGGTGGCGGTAAGACTTGGGCGCTATTGCTTGAACCATTGAGAAACATAGGCAACCCGAAATTCGGCGCAGTATTCTTTCGTCGGTCAACCGTTCAGATACGAAACGAGGGCGGGTTGTGGGATGAAAGCATGGATGTCTACGGCCCCGCCAACGGCAACCCGCGTGAGCATCTGCTTGATTGGACTTTCCCATCTGGATCTACCATTAGCTTTTCACACTTAGAGCATGACAAAACTAGGTTTAATTGGCAGGGCTCGCAAATTCCGTTGATTTGCTTTGATGAGTTAACGCACTTCAGTGAAAAGCAGTTTTGGTATATGCTATCGCGCAATCGTTCAATGTGTGGCGTTCGGCCTTACATTCGAGCGACGTGCAACCCTGATCCGGATAGCTGGGTTGCTGAGTTCATTGGTTGGTGGATTGATCAAAAGACCGGATATGCCATTCCCGAAAGGTCCGGAAAGATACGCTGGTTTGTCAGGGCCGGTGACTCGCTCGTCTGGGCTAGTGATCCGAAAGAATTGTCTATTTACACCATGCCAAACGAAGATGGGGTAGAAATACCGATCCCCGCAAAATCTGTCACGTTCATCTCTTCAAAGCTAACTGATAACAAAGCGTTAATGGCTGCCGACCCTGGATACATGGCAAACCTTTTATCGTTGTCCAGTGTTGAGCGCGAAAGGCTGCTCGGGGGGAACTGGAAGGTATCTGTAAGTGGCGGCATATTTAAAGACGAATGGTGGCAGTATTACGACCTTCTACCGGATCTGACAGAGCGCACTATATATGGTGACACGGCCCAAAAGATACAAAAACGGCACGACTATACGGTTTTTGAGTGCTGGGGCAAGTCAAGGCAGGGCAAGGCCGTGCTGGTTGATATGGTGCGGGGCAAGTGGGAAGCCCCTGAGCTGTTGGTGCAAGGGCGCGCATTTTGGGCCAAGCACCAAGCGCTGACAAATGGACTGAATGGCAAGCTGCGGGCGTTCAAGGTTGAGGACAAGGTGTCAGGCACGGGGCTAATCCAGACGCTCAAACGCGAGGGGATTCCTATCATTGGCATTCCGCGCAGCACTGACAAGGTTGAGCGAGCTCTGGACGCTGCTCCAATGATAGAAAGCGGCAACGTGCTGTTGCCCAGGAGTGCGCCGTGGTTGTCGGATTTCCTCGCTGAGGCCAAATCGTTTCCAAATGGTGCTAACGATGACATGCTTGATCCAATGTTTGACGCGATCGCGGATGTGCAGTATGTTAGGGCACAGCCTAGTATCAGGGCGCTGTAAAGGGAGAATACCATGGCACCGAAATTTATAGAACACATGCGGGTTGCGATAGTCGGGCGGGTTCCTGCGCGATCAGAGTTTTCAAGCGTGACGTTTGAGGGCAGTGCCGCCACCACGTCAGCGTCCTTCCCGATTGACAATCAATACCGCGCAACATGCGAACTATTCTTTGATGAAATCGCGCCTGTTGGTGCAGAGGATAAAGTCAGGCAAAAGGCTGCAGCATCGTTCACGCATCATTTGTACGGCGACATCCGCAATGAATTGTTTGAGTTGCGCGCGGATATTTACAAGCTGCGCGACTCTGATGCGGCGTTAGATAGGATCAATAAGATGATTGAGGGGTTGGCATGACCATTAACAAAGGCGACGTATGGACATACTGCGGCGCAACCATTGAATGGCTGGGGGATATGCAAGAGGGCGATACTATTTTAAGGACTTGCATGTTGATTAACGGCATTGCCCCAGAAGACGGCGACAAGGTGCCTTGGTGGGCAACACACGAATGCGGGTCTGTGCTTCTTTCGCCGCCTGATGGTGTGACAGTTACGCGCGCTGCATTGGGGGGCGGGGCGTGAGCGACTTCACCAAAGTATTCGCCCTTATCTCAAGCATCTCCCTTTGCGTTCTTGCTGGGCTGTTTGCCGTTGGGTTTGCGTATGGGCCTGACGCTGTTGCCGCCTGCATTGCTGTGATGGTCTTGGTTGCAATGGTCATTGGTGGGGCCTTTTGGATCGCCATGAAGATTACAGGTGGGCCGGATGGACACGTTCCATATGTGGGAATGCCTGATTGGCCATCGCCCAATGGAAGCCCGCGAGCAAGCGCACCTACAACGCCACCCCCACCTAAACGCTAAACCGCGCCCTATAGCATAACGCGCGCAACCATGCTATAGGGTGGAAAACCGCTTTCTCGGAGATGCAATGAAAATCCGCAACCCTTTCCGCAAGCCACCCGAAACCAAGCAGAGCGCAACAGGCGCGGCCATGGTTATGAACCCCGGCCAAGCCGCGTGGTCAAAACGGGACTATGCAGCGTTCGCTGATGAGGGATACCGGCGCAACGTGGTGGCATACCGATCCGTCAACATGATTGCGGACGCGGTTGCATCTGTGACGTGGACCCTGTTTCGTGGCAAGACTGAGATTACCGAAAGCCCCATCCTTGACCTGATCAAGAACCCCAACCCAATGCAGTCGGGCAAACAGTACATGCGCGCAAAGGTCGGCTTCCTGATGATCGCGGGTAACGGATATGAGGAAAAGGTTGAGGCAGGCGGGCGCATCGCTGAGTTGTATCAGCTAAGGCCGGACCGGATGAAGGTCGTACCGGGCGCAAACGGGTTTCCAGAGGCTTACGTGTTTCAAGCTGGTCAACGCACGGCAACCTTCCCGCTTGATGATCTGGGCGTTGGTGACGTTCGCCACATCAAGTTGTTCAACCCTCTGGACGACTGGTATGGGATGAGCCCGATCGAGGCGGGCTCTTATTCAATCGACCAGCACAACCAATCAATGTCTTGGATGCAGGCGCTATTGCAAAACAGCGCGCGGCCAAGTGGTGCGCTCAAGACATCCGGTGAACAGCCATTATCAGACGAGCAATTCAACAGGCTGAAAACGCAGCTTGAGGAGCAGTACCAAGGCGCAGAAAACGGCGGCCGTCCAATGTTGCTTGAAGGCGGTCTCGAATGGCAACAGATGGGAATGTCCCCGTCTGACATGGGTATCATTGAGACCAAATACTCTGCCGCGCGTGACGTGGCGCTTGCGTTTGGCGTGCCGCCTCAATTGCTTGGCATCCCTGGCGACAACACCTACGCGAACTATGCAGAGGCGCGTTTGGCGTTTTGGGAAGATACGGTGATCCCGTTGGTTGGCATGATCGCCGAGGACTGGAACGCATCGATTACAGAAGAGGGCACAGAACTGCACCCCGATCTGGACAAGATCCCCGCCATTGCTGACAAGCGTTTGACGCTTTGGACCATGGCGGACCAAGCCACCGACCTGACAATCAACGAACGGCGCAATCTTAAGGGGTTTGGGAAGATTGAAGGCGGCAACGTTTTGCTTGTGGGTCTTGGCTTGATGCCACTGTCAGACGCGTCAACAGGCTTGGGAATTGGCGAAAACGACATTGACGCCAAGGCCGCGGCGCATATCATGGGTTACGATGTCAAAGCGACTGATTAACGGATCGCCGCAAACTGAGCAGCGCAGGCAGGAACGACTTCTGGTGTTGATGGAGCGGCGTTTCGGTCGTCTGTTGGCTGCTGAAGTTGCGCGCGCGTCTCGTGTTATGCTGGACCAATACGAGGCCACAGGAGCGGCCCCGTCACTGCCCTTAGATCATGTGCAGATCATGGCGCAGATATACCAGCAGATGACGCTGATGGCCGTTGAGGCGTTCGGTGGACGGATACTCAACCAAGGCGTAGAGAAGGCGCACCCGTACACAGTTGATGGCGGCAAGTCGTTTACCTTTGCCATTGGCACAGGCTTGCGTGT